TCCGGGCGATGGTGTGCACGGGCTCCGTGGCCGGCGTCCCGAGCGCCCTAGCCATCGGTGCCCTCCGGCGGCTCCTGGCTGGCCTCCGCGCCGAGCTGCTGCCGGTAAGCGGCCCACAGTGCGGACACGGCTTCCTCGCTGTCTCCCCCAGCGCGTTCCAGGTACCCGTCGAGGCCCTTGGTGACGGTGACCGCCTCGTCGTTGCTGAGGTCTTCGAGGAGGCTCACGGGGCGCCCAGCGAGGAACGAAACGGCGGCGAGGACGTCGTGCTGCTCGCCGAGCGGGAGCCGTTTCAGTGCGGCCTGGAGCCTGCCAAGCGTGGTTTTCCCGAGCGGCCGGCGCCGGTTTCCGGCAGGTTCGGCCGTCACTCCGGCGTCACCGGCGGGCGGATCCTCGACGATCTCCGCGTCCACGACCGCCTCTGCAGGCGCGTGGCCGTTACCTGCGGGCGCCGGAACGGGCGGGGTGAACCCGGTCACCTGCACCGGCCGGCCCACCGTGGCGGCGGCCTGCAGGCGGGCAGTCAGCCATTCGCTGGAAGTGGGCACGTACGGCTCCAGGCCGCGCAGCGGGCACTTCTTCCACATCGACTCCTCCCACTTCTGCCAGGGGGAGTCGGCGCGGTCGGAACCGCGGGAGACGGCCTTGTGTTTCATGATCTCGGCCCGGCCCATGGGGATGATTTTCGAGAAGCGGCCGTCGAGCATCACGGCGTAGGCGTAGGCGCCTCGCAGCGGGCCGCGGTCGGCGGGGTCGGCGAACTCGTCGAACTCGTGGACAGGCGGCTGGGTGGCGCCCTGCCGGTGGTAGATGTCCCGCTGGTAAACCACCTCGGCCACCACTGCGGACACCGCGCCGGCGCGGAACATCCGCTCGATGATCCCCTTGTAGCCTTCGATGCCGGTGACCTCGGAGCCGAACGGGACCAGGTAGTACTGGTCCGTCCCCGGCTCGTGGCCGAGGCGGGCGGCGTCCAGCAGGCAGTGCAGCAGGGACAGCGGATTGGCGATGGCGGCGGCCATGAGCTTGTCGTCTTTGCGGAGGGCGCCGTTGGCGATGCGGACGACGGTGGACGGCTTGATGTGGGACGCGGCGGCCATGGCTATCTCGTCCTGCTGGCCGCGGAGCCAGTTGACGAGGTGGTCGGCTTTGTCTTTGCGGGCGACGGCGCCGCTGACGGTCTGAGTGGTCATGGTGTCTCCTTGGGTTTGACAGCCACGAGCCGGTCGACGGTGGCGGCCTTTCTGGTGATCGTTTTCTCAGGCAGGTCGTACACGTCGCGCCGGGCGATGACTTGCGGTGTCCCGCGGCTGCCGCTGTGAACGAAACGCGCCGCGCCCATGCGGGCGCGGATCTGGTTGGCGGCGAGGTCGCGCCGTCGCTCGGCGGCTTTGACGGCCTTGCACGCCGCCCGGTACCGGGCGGCCAGTCCGCGGGGGATGAACTCCGAACGGTCCTCGACGGACGGGTGCAGGTGCTTGAGCGTGCCGGTGGTCGCCGGCCGCCAGTCGACGTCCGGCGGGTTGCGGCCGTAGATGCGCTTGAGGAACGCCCACGCTTCACGGCGCATCAGGTCCAGGTCATCCTTGGCGTCGCCGTCCATGGTGACCTCATAGACGCGGAGTTTGCGGGAGTGCAGGAATAGGCACGCCACGAACCCCGTTTGCACACCGAGGACGTCCATCTGCCATAGCACCTGGCACCGGTAGTGGACAGGGATCCGGTCGGTGCCGTCGTCGCCCCACCCGTCGTAGGACGCGTCCGTCTTGCACTCCAGCACGGCGATCGGGTCACACCAGGTTTCGGAGGCGTCGTCGTAGATGGTCCGGTCTGGTGTCGCTAGCTGCCACGGCCGTTCGGGGTGGGCGAACAGGCGGCGGCCGTCGCCTGTCACGTTGAACGCCGGATACCGGTCCTCGAACCGGTCAGCGACGTAGGCCTCCAGGTAGCGGCCGAGGGCCATGGCGTCGTTGTCGTCCTGGGCGGGCAGGACGCCGAGCTTCTGGTGGTACAGGGCGTACGGGCTGGAGTAGGGCGAGAGGCCCATGACGACGGCGATCTCCGAGGCGGTGATGCCGCGCCTGCGGGCATCGAGCCATTCGGCTTCGCTGCCAGTGGGGATGAGGACGGCGGTCACTGGGCCAGCTCCTGTTCCCAGCGCTGCCAGTCGTGGCCGCGCGGGCATTTGCATTCCAGGCACCAGGTGGGGGTGCCGGCGCCGTCCCACATGCAGATCCGGCCGCACTCCCAGACGGTGATCGCGTAGCTGACGCCGCCGTGGCGGCGCGGCAGGACCGGTGCCGGGGTCTGGCCACTGGGGGACGGTGGCCGCGCTGGCGGGCGCTGCCCCGGCACCGGCGTCTTGGGTTTGCGCCACCACGTCATGACGCCGCCCGGGGGCCACGGCGCGAGGTCGCCTCGGCGAGCACCGCGCGCCGCTCGACGGTGACGCCGTACTCGGTGAGGGCGTAGAGGTCGGCAGCTTTGAGGATGGCGTCCACGGCCTTGCCGGCTTCGGGCCCGCGGGTGGGCCAGACGCGCCAGATGGCGGCTTCCAGTTCGGCGCGGGTCACCGGGCACCTCCGCAGGCGCACCGGGTCCGGAGGTACCCGCACTTACGGCACCTGGGCGCGGGACGTGGCGCGGGCACCTCCGGAGCTGGGGGGTTCAGGACCTTCGCCAGCGCGGCCACGCCGGGCACGTCGCCGTCGGCGAGTTCGCGGTACCACTCGGGGCCGGGGGTGAACGGCTCGAACGGCGGCATGGCGTGGTCGATGTCCAGTGCGGGATGAGGGCGCTGGGCGATCTGCGCGCGGGCAGTGGCGATGCGTTCCTGCACTTCGGCCTCGGTCATGCCGGTGCCGTCGCCCTTGTACACGTAGGGCCTGACGCCGGGCATCCCGTTGCGGCGCGGGCCTGCGGTGTTGACGGTGCTGTACCGCTTGCGCTCGCTGGTGTGGCGTTCCATCACGTCCTCCCGTCGCGCATGGCCAGGACCGGGCCGGCCTTGTACCTGCGCGGCCCTTGCCGCTTTGCCCCGCCGGGGGTGCGGACCACGGTCCCGCCGGGGAACCGGCCGGTGTCGGCCCAGCGGCGGATCGTCTTGGGATCGACGTGGAACAGCGCGGCGACCTCGCCGGGGGTGAGCAGCGGTTCGGGGGTCAGGGGCGCGGTCACTGGCCCCTCCTGGCGGAGAGGATGAGCGCGGCGATGGAGATGGCTTCGGCCGCGCCGAGCACCACGGCGGCCATCACGAGGTGACCTCGGGCTGCGGATCGGTGAGGCTTGCGGCGGCGTGCCATGCCTGGTGGTCGGGGGAGTCGTATTCGTCGTGAGATGCGAGCGCCGTGGCGGCGGCGAGCGCGAGCGTGGCATGCACCTGGGCCTGGCGCTGAATGGCGGAGATTTCGTTCTCCATCCATCCCGCATCGGGCCGGGGCTCTCGCAGGTCGCGCGCAGAGGCAAGCAGTCGCTCAGCTTCGGCGTAGTGCTCGGGCCCGGTCACCGCTTCACCTCCGCGCCGGGGACGGTGCCGGTGGCGTTCCCGGCGAGGCCGCCGCGGATGGCGACGCGCAGGCCGCCCGGTGGCACCAGGCCGCTGGCGCGGGCGCGGCTGATGCGCCGCAGGCACGCGCCGCCGCCGGGGCAGGGCGGGGGGCCGTGGACGGTGCAGGTGGTCCGCTGCGCCTGGGTGACGATGCGCTGGAGGGTCACGAGGTCACCTCGGCCAGTAGCGCGGCGTACTTCGCGGCTGCCTCTTCGTACTGCGCCACGTACTTCCGGATGGTGTCGCTGTCGCCGTAGCCGCGCCATTCCCCGGCCCTCGCGAGCGCGTCCTCGTGCCCTCGTGCCAGCGCTGCGGCCACGGTCTCGGGGGTTGCCCATTCGTCGGTGATGACCAGCGGGCCGTCGTACTCGACGTGGTTGCTCACGTAGGAGTCGAGGCTGTTCAGGCGCATGAAAGCCGAGCGGTCGTAGAACGCGGCCTTGTAGAAGATGGCGACGCGCCGCCGGCCGTGCTCGTCGAGGAGGTAGGACCACAT